TTCGGACTCTAAGACTTTGGGATCATTTGCTTTATATTCTATACTATAACCTTCCTTACCTGCTTCTATTTTGTAAGAAGAATATGGAGTACCACGAGGGATGTTAATCGTTGGAACTTCAACAACTCTTCTAGGTTGTCGAATGAGGTGTCCTAAAACACCAATATGAGTAATTGCTATGAGACCGCCAATACTAATTGCGGTCCATTTAAGAGAAGGTTTCATATCACATCTTATATGGAGGTTGATCTGAATCAGTTACGATTTTGATAGGTCCTTGCTCAAGTCTAATAGTTTGAGCAGGTGCGGTTTCTTTAGCAGCAGCAATTAATCTTTCAATATCTGCTTTTGTAATTCCACCACCAGCACCAGCTGCGATAGAACCACCATTCTGCATCTTCATAGTACCATCACCAGACTTCTTCGCTGTCTGGACGCCAAAAGTAGCTAAAACACCAGTGAACACACTGGCTATGAAAGTTGGATCGATCTTTTGCTGTGGTAGATTTGGGATAGTGACATAGTTTAATGTGAGAATACCACCGGACCAAACAAGAATCCCTAAACGAACAAAAGTTGAAAGAATGGCAAGGTGCTCCTCAGAGTCCTCTACCTTTTCTTTCAACTTTCCGAAAGGTCCTTTTTTCTTTTCTTCTTTTACTTCTTCCTTTTTTACTTCTTCGGGCATGGTAAAAGGGGTTAGGCAACTTTATTTAGCGATGAACCCCTTCTCAATCAACCATTCGCGTGTCATTGGTGTTGGATCGTAATCAGTCCACATAGTTCCAGCAGCACAAGACTCCAGTGCTTTGGCAGTCATACCCTCAGTTTTACCTGCCCAGGTTGCTTCTTTCTCCCAAGGAATAGCAGATGGTTGGAATGCGTATGTTCTTCTTGCCATCTCCTGCCAAATCTCAGGAACATCCTCCTCAGGCATGATGATAGCAATCATACTATTATCAATAGTTCCTGCCATACAATCCTGTGCAGCGTGCCATCCTTCATGACGCATCACACTCATTAATGTACCAGGACGACCCATAAATCTTTTATTCAAAAAGAAGTTATTACTTACAGTATGATAAACACCACGGTGTCCTACAGGAAAATACTTTTCATCTGCTAAAAACACATTAACTCCGACCCTGCTGAGGGAAACAAGCATGTTGTTGAATTCAGTAGCAATAGGATAAAAAGAATCAGTATTGGGGTACTGACTAGAAATATCCAAAAGATTAGTGACTTTCTGGACTCCATCTTTACACTCTCGGAGTAACATGCATCCCATGGAATCCATGGAATAATAACCGTTCTTTAATTTATCTTCTTCAGCTAGAACTGGAGTCATCCCTAATAGGCACGAACCAATTAGGATTGATTTCAAGGCATTTTTCAAGTTTGTAAACTTGTTCATGATGGACCTCCTTCAAATATTTTTGAAAATAATGTTCAATGTTATTAATATTGTTATTGCCTTGACTTACCCAGTCATGACAAAACTCATATACTGCTCTACAGTTCTCGTCAAGGTGATGTTGTAGAGCACGAAACACAGCAGCTCTCAACTGCATACGTTCGTCAGTAAATCTCCAGTCTTCAGTCATTTTTTAAAAGCATTCCATCCATTACCAGATTGCCAACCACCAGGTCCCTCCTGGAAGTTTTCAGAACCACCCTGACTTTCGCTAACGGTGTTCCAATTTTGTGTTGCGATTTCATACATCTTTTGATGAATGTCGTCTAATTCTGCACCAGACTCTTCACGCTTTTTTTCTTCTTCAATTTTCCACTCCATCTCAACTGCCATATAATCCTTTTGCTTCTCAGTAAGAGTTGGAGTTGGTCCAAACCAAGGATCCTCTGGAAGATAAGCAGGAGCAGGAATACCAGTAAAAGGAGTTGAATCTATTTCAGAACAATCAACTACTTCATCATCAATAGCACATTCAATCTTTTCTTCTTTCTTGGGAGAAAGAATTTTTTCAATTGTTGCTTGTGCGCCGAGAAGTAATTCTCTAAATTTCATTACTGCCAATAATAGTGATAAAAGTTTCCTTTAGGATGACACATCGGATCTTCGGAAGCAACCCGATATCTCAACATAGATTGTCCTTTGTAGTCGGTTCTACCATTGAGAACCTCTGACCATAATAGTATACTATTCCTACCCTGTACAGAGCTTAACCTCTCTACAAGTTTTGGATTCGGAACAATTGATTTCTTAGTATATATGCCCTCGTACTGACCTGGAGCATAGACCACTTCAGAAACTGTGTTTGGAAATCTATCAGATGCTACTCGGTTAAGAACTGATGCAGCAACGCAGAATTCATCTGCCGTGTTTGGTGCCGCTTCAACCTGAACAACCTTTGCTAAATGCTGATAATCAAGTGGGGTTAATGTTAGTAATAATTCAATCATCATAAGTCAACTTTTTTTCATCAGGGAAGTAAGTTCTAAAAAGATGCGATGCTTCAATATGCTCGCCCTTTGAAGTCAATCGTTTACATTCTTTTAGAATCCTATCTTTGAATTCTTTAGAAGGTCCGTGACTAGTCGTCATGCTTGTCTCCTATGTATTCTAGTGAGATTATGTCATGAGTTAGAGAATTTGGGTCCAACCACTCATAAAATTCACCTTGAATTGCAGAGGCATCATCAATGCTAATGAAGTTATTGGATTCACAGAGAGTATGTATACGATCTATTGCCCAGTCAGTCGTCTTTAGACATGTCTCTTCCAAAGTTACCATAGTCCTTACGCATGTAACGCCCTAGAATGTTGGAATTATAGTATGCGGGAGACCCATCGTCAAGAGCCTCGCTTAAGACATTATTTAAGAATAACTGCTTTGTCTCTTCGTAGTTACAGTTACCCTTCGTATCGTGAAGACTTAAAATTTCTCTATTGAAAATCTCTTTGCCGTATAGTTTGAGATCTTCTTTTAATTCTGGACAAGAACCGTAATACTTTTGCCAGTCAGATTCCTGTTTGACTCTCCTTTTTTTACCAGGTGGTTTTCTAAATGACCAGAAGTACTTTCTACCAATGTACCTTTTACCCGATCGTGTATTTGTAATAAGATAGACAAAACCGAAGTTATCGTCAATATCCTCAGATAAAAAAGGTTGTCCCCTAAAGCACCAGGGATTCTCATAGCTCATACTATATTTATAATATTAAGCTATTATTTATCTTTAACCGGGACAAACCTAGTCTATTGACGTTTCAGTTATTTGTCAAGCCTTTAAGGGATCTTATTGGTCTCTTCACAATCTCTCTTGTGATTGGAGTTGGACCTGATCCAGGACCACCTTGACTTGCAGGAACTCCTACAAACCTTCTTTGCCTGATTGATTGTGGAATATCAACACCAAATGCTCTGTCAGGTCTTCCAAGAAGTCCAGGTTTTTCACCTGCCTTGTATGCCTGATTGCTCATGCCCCTCTGTAAGGCATCATCACCAAACAGAGTTTTGGGGTTAGGATTCTTCTTGAAATACTCCAGAGGAGTTCCAAAGGGTGCCTGTGCCTCGTTTGGAATGCGAGTATTCTTTCCTTTGTTAAACCAATTCATAGCACCTGTTGCTGCTTTTTGAAGTGGTTTCTTGGCAACTCTACCAATCATTCTCAGAGCAGTGCCGAGACCTTCATCAATTTGAGACTTTGATGAATATGCCTGCTCTGAGAACTCCTTATACGTCTTCATTTTTTGGGCAGTGGTTCGTCTGCGTAGATCTTTCTACCAGCCTTTTTGCTTGCCCTTCTATACTCATTTACACCATCAGTTTCTGCCTTATTAAAAGACATGGGTTTACCTGCGTCAGGATGCCCTTTAGGGTTTAGAATTGGTTTGCCGTTGATTGCTGGATTAGAATATCCCATCCTTGCCTTCATCTTAGGATCAGCGGCAGTTCTCTCCTCTACGACCTGCTGGACGTGCTCAGAGGTCATCTGGAGCATGACGTAATGCGCTTCTTCTACGGTGTCTACGTGCCCCTCAGAGAGGAGATAGTCTAAAACTAAATCATAGGCGTAAGAGTTTGTTTGCATAGTTCTCTTTGCGACGGGTTTGATAAAGGTTTTATCTGTAGCGGATTTTTTAGGTTCTTCGTCTGGTCTAACAAAAACTCTTTGGTTAGGGAAATTTTCAATATTCTTTTTGAGACCAAAGTTTCTAGCATCTCGTTGCGCTCCAGGGGCAGTCCTCAATTTACCTATAATTGGATTACCTTTGTCATCCGTCTCATAGCGTTTTCTATCATACGCTAAATTAGCATCTTGTTGAGCTTTACTCAACGTAGAACCAGGACCATATGCACGTTGCTGTGGTGTAAGATTTTTGGGAGTAGAAGTAGGAGGAGTGGGTGGTGTAGGATCAGCTGGTTCGGTAGTAGATTTACGGGGAGATTTATTGGGATTATAAGGTATTCCAGATACTGGCGGTTTATTATATGGTGTTATGGTTTCAGATCCGCTTTTGTTATCAGTGTTTTGTGATAAAGAACTTTGCCTAAGTTTTTCTTGATCCCTTTTCAGTTGCTCCTTTCCTCTCAGACGAGCATATCTCTCAAGATCCCTCTTTAATCGCGGTGAATTAAGTTCGTTAGGATTGACTTGATACCATATACCATTAATAATATATCCAGGTTTGCCATCCTGTGGAGCAAACATCATTTCGTTTTCATTAAGGTTAATTTTTTCCATATTACTTTTACTTATATTTGATTGTTCCATCTTTATCCAAGTAGATTCCTGAATTATCGTCAGGTTTATTTTTAGTCTCAGGTTTAGGATCCTGCATGAATCCCCGACCAGCACCTTGTAATGCTCCGCCAAGTCTGTTTAATAAAGATTGTCCCAGTGGTGTCCCTGCAAGTTGACTTGTAAGTCCACCAAGAACCATATTGGTAATTGTTCTTCTAGTATTTCCAACTACTCCACCAGGTGTCTCACGCCCTCTAACGTCTACTTTATTTGGATAAGTATTACGCTGTGGTCCTCTCACTCCTGCTTTATATTCTGCCTTAGTGGCTCTTCTTACACCCCTTCCATATCCAGTAAGTTTACTGAGAGGTGTCAGAAGATCTATACCAAGAATACTTTTTCCTTCACTTATAACATAATTTTCAGAAAGACAGTCATTTTCATAAAGAGTAGCAAGAATTTCAGTTGCGACCTCCTCAACAAACAGTCCAAGAAGTTCTTCATCAGAATACTCATCATAAGAAACTTCTACAGTTTCATCTACTGTTTTTTCGGTGTAGATAGACTCATATAAATTTTTGATTTCACCAACTTGCTTTCCTGATAATGAAGACATCTTTCTTCTATGGTTTTAGATATTTCTATTTATAATCAGAACATCGGCATACCGTGTGTCTGCATATCGCGGTATAATCTTGCGTAATTTGGAGTCTTACCAGAACCAGGTTTGGAATGTTGACCAACTGCTTTATCAATTTTTTTGTTTGTTCTCATAATAGGTTCATCAACATTTTTACGAAGGAACTTACTATTATCAACCGAAGGAGTTAATGCAGTGCTAACGTGAGCAACTCCTGGAGGAGCGAAAGCAGTGACTGCCCTTATAGCTTTTTGGGATGGTCTAACATTAGGCTCAATCAATCCAGCGACAGCACCGGCTCGTGCTCCTCCTAAAAATATTTTATCTAATACATTGAGTCCTTTTCCCGCAACTCTTACAACAGGATTATTTGTAACTGCTTTGACAACAGGATTATTTGTAACTGGACGAGAAAAATCTTTTAATCTTTGAACAAACTCTACAGTAAATTCTGCCTCTTCAGGAACAAACTCTTCAGTCTTAGTTCTATACTGAGGAAGAAGGAGTCTTTGATATGCCTTGTTTGCCTTATCTTGGAAACCTTTAAAGTTTTTCTTAACGTAATCAAATCCTTTTGTAGCAGCGTCAGCACCACCCGTATAACCAGCAATTCCAGCAGCACCAACTCCTAAAGCGTACAGGGGTCTAGCACCAGGGAATGGAGCTAGTGCTAAAGGAGCTAATGTCTTAGCAGCGATTCCTGCTGCTAATTTTCCTGCCGCAGCACCACCAGCAGTTCTTGCACCACTTCCCGCTGCTGCTGTTGCTGTATCTTGCCCCATATCCTTACGACGCTTATACTCACCTGCTGCTTCAAGAC